GGGGGCATGGGGTGTTGTCTCCGGGGTGCTGTCTTGGCCGGCCAGCAGCTCGGCCACGATGCGCTGTGCGAGCAGGTGCACCAGCTGCTGGCGGGCAGCCTGGCGGCGGGTGTCGCGCGCAGTGTCCACGATCAGCCCAGCGGCAGAGCTGCGGTGATGGCCAGGCCGCGCGCCATGGCGCCCGCTTGCGACGCGTTCGCCTGCCACCGCAGCGACTCGGCCAGCTGCTCTGACCAGGCGGCGGCCATGTGCGCCGTGGCCACGTCGGTGGCCTGGGCCAGGGTGGTCATCACCTCCACGCCGCGGCGGGCGACCTGGTACTCGAGCGAGTCGAGCTCGATGCGGCCGGTCTGGCCGTAGCGGTGCACCACGCGCGTGGCCATCTGCACCTGCAGAGCCATGTCGGACTCGTAGCGCTTGAGCAACTCGGCCACCTTCGACCAGGTGAAGACCGACTCCACCAGGTGCCAGAGCAGAGTCTCGTTCTGCTCGCCGGCGTGCAGGCCGTCCAGGTTCTCCAGGTGCGCGAGCTCGAGGTCGAGCAGCTGGCCGCGGTCGAGCTTGGGGCGCGCCCAGCGGGGCATCTGCGGGGCCTGGCGGGCGGGCTTGCGCTTGTGGGCGGTGCTGGCCATCAGAAGAGCCTGTTCTGGCCGGCAGCCTCGGCCTCGGCAGCGGGCGCGGCGCCGGCGCGCTGCAGCGCCGCGTGCAGGGCCGGCGACATCGGCACCTCGAAGAAGCTGAGCTGGCCGCGGTGCCGGACCAGCGGCATGGGCTTGGGGTCGTGCATCACGAAGCCGTAGGGGCCGACGAACCACCGCGAGGGGTGCTGCTGCGTGCAGGCGATCAGCTGCGCGCGGCCGACGATGCCGCCCATCTCGTACTGCTGGGGCAGCTGGCCGCGCAGCTCAGGGAAGTTGTGCAGCACCCAGAGCAGGCCGTCGCTGTCGAACGCCTGGGCGGCGTGGATGAGCGTGTCGCCGCGGTGGCTGGTGGGCCAGGTGCGGTTCTCGACGGGCTTGTGGCCGTTGACGACGAGCCAGGCCCAGGGCTGGCGGATGCTGAGGGCCTTCATGCGGGGAACTCGTCGTGGGTGCGGCCGTCGAGCTGGCGGCCGGCGGCCTTCTTGCCCACGCGCACCATGCCGCGGTAGGGCTCGTCTGTGGTCGCGTCATCCATGTCGCGAACGAACTCGCCGGCTTTGCTGATGAAGCCATCGCATGCACTCGCGGAGGCTTGGCCGGTCTCGCTGTCCATGTGCATCACCGCGTGCGGCGGAGGCCCGGCGTCGTGCTCAGCCCACTCGCCCCACTGCTTGAACAGGAAGGGCACGCCGGCCGCGGCACACTGGTCGCGCAGGCTTCGGGCCCAGTCTGGGTGCATCGGCCGCGCGCCGGGGCCGCTTTCGCCGCCGCAGATGACCCAGTTGATCGTTGGTTCCTGGCGATCGCATCCGCACTGCTTGCGCGGAAAGTGCCTCTGGCAGTAGCCCTGCAGGCAATGCCAGGCGCTGATACCGCCGGGCCGACGCTCATGCACTCGGGTCAGGTCGATCGGCCCCAGCATCGGCTCGATGCTGAGGAACCGCACGCGCGCCTGCACGGCCAGCAGCTTCGGCACGTCGCGGTCGGCCTCGGCCTGGTTGACGACGGTGACGCCGAGCCAGAGGTTGTCCCAAGGCCAGTCCGGGCCGTCGTCCTTGAGTGCCGCACGCATCAACTTCTCGGCGTTGCCGATTCGCTTCGTAAGCAGCAACCAGTCGAGGTGCGGCGTGTTTGCGATCAAGTCGAACAGGTCTTCACGCCACTCGGCCGGTACCTGGTTGTCGAACACGTCGGCCAGGCTCGCGCAGAACACCCGGAAGCGCCGGCCCTCGCGCTCGGCCTCGGCGTTCCAGCGCAGCGGCTTCTCCCAGTTCTCGTCGCTCGTCCGGCGGCGATCGCCGCCCCAAGTGACGCCCGCGGCCTTGCCCGCGCGCCTGGCCCAGCTCTCGGCATAGCAGTGGTCGCAGCCCGGGCTGACCTTGGTGCAGCCGACCCACGGGTTGAAGGTGTGGTCGGCCCACTCGATGGCGGTGTTCTCGGCCATCAGAGCCCCCTGCGAAACAGCTTGCCGCAGTCGTCGCACCTGTGCACGGAAGTGCCATCCCACTCGATGGCGACAAGCCGTACACGTTGGTGGCGACACAGCAGCCGACGAAGGAATTGACGAATTGCGACCATCACGCGCCTCTCTCGGTCTGCGGGGCGGCACGGTCAAGCCGCTCGATCTCGGCCAGCAGCAGAGCGGCAGCGCGCACCAGGTTGCTGCGTGTGTCACGTGGCTTCCACCAGCCGCTGTTCCAGGGCCAAAGGATGTACGCGCCAATCTGCGTCTTGTTAAGCGAGTAGCAGGCAGCCGCTGCTGCCAGATCCCCATCGCCGTGCTCGTCGTCATGCTCTGGCGTCCAGCCCTCAACCTCGACCTGGCGGTGCCGTTCGCCCAGCACGTCTCTCGCGGCAGCCGTCAGCGACGGCGAGGACGCAAGGGCGGCGCGCAGCTCAACGACTTCATCGGCGTACTTGGCAGCAAAGGCTTGAGCCTCTCGCGTCATGCCCAGCAGAAACGCCACGCGCTCGTCCGTTGTGCTTTCGCCAAGCTCGGCAGCCGTCAGACGGTCCAACGCATCGCACAGCGCGCGCGCCTCGGCCGGCCCACAGTTGGGGCTGGCGGCGATGACCTCACTGGCCTCGGCGATGGCGCCCCAGTGCTCTCGGTGCGGGTCGATGGTCGGCGCCACCGGCTCGGCGGGCAACACTTTGCCCTCGTTGTGCGCCTCAGCCACCGAACGGCTCCCCGCGCGGCGCGGCCAGCAGCTGGCGGCGCTCGTTGTCGGTGAGGCCGGCCAGGGCCTCGCGCAGCGAGTACACCTGCATGGGGGCCCGCTTGAAGGCGTGCGCGGCGGCCACGGCGGTGGGCTCGTCGACGATCTCGATGCCGTAGATGGCCTTGGCGCCGAGCAGCTTGGTGTGGGCGGGGATCGTGCACGTCTGCTGCTCGCGCCTGCCGTCGACCCACACCTCCTCGGGCCACGACACCTCGGGCACGTCGATGCGGGTGAAGGTGTCGCCGCCGAAGGTCTGCTCCAGCAGCTCGCCAGCGATGCGCTGGTGGCCGAAAAGCTCGACGATGGCCCACTGGCGGGGCGGGGTGGGTGGCGTGGTGGTGTCGGTGGGCATGGGCGGCTCCGGTGGAGTGGTGGGGCGAAGCAGGGCGGCCACGCGAGTCATGGCCTCTTGCGCTTCTTGAAGGCACTGCAGCGTCGTGCGGGGCGGGGTCATACGCGCGCCTCGAGCTCGGTGCCCACGGTTGCGCGGAAGACCGTCAGCTCCTGGTGCAGGGCCTTCTCGAACTGCTCCCGCTCAGTGGCGTCGAGCATCTGGAAGGCCTGCTGCGTCTGGTGCAGGCAGAGCACGCCGATGAAGAACACGCGGCGCACCTCGCGCTCCTGCTCGGGGGTGGCGCCGGCGGGCAGCACCTGGTCGCGCGCAGCCTGCCAGAGCTCGTTGACGGGGCGCATCACTGGCCACCCCCGGCGTGCATGTCGAAGTCGGCCAGCTTGGCGCCGCCCTCCAGGGCCACCTTCAGCCACTTGGGCTGAAGGCCGCGGCCCGTCCACGTGTCGCCGGTGAGCGGGTTGCGGTAGCGGTAGGGCAGCTTCGCGGGGGTCTTCGCGGGCTTCTTCGCGGCCGCCTTGGGCTTGGCCTCGGCGGGCTTGCCGTGCTCGACGGCGCCGAGCTGGATGACCTCGTGCACCACGCTCTGCGCAGTGGCCAGCAGGCCCGCCTGGGGGATGTCGAGGCCGGCCAGCACGGTCGGGGTGAACTCGTCCATCGGCGACTCGTCGCCGCGATGCTCTTGCGACGCCAGCAGCACCATGGCCAGGCGCGCGGCGTCCTCGTCGGTCAGCTCCCACATCCAGGCCTGGTGCTGGGCGAAGCTGCTGCGGAAGCCCTTCGGTTCAGTGAACGGATACTGCACTCCCGCCAGGTAGGCTGCCTGGGCGAACGTGAGCTCGCCGTCATCCCAGCTCAGCAGCACGCACAGCATCTGAGCCAGCTTGAAGGGCGGCAGGCCCTCAGCGCCGTCGCGTTGCATGTGCGCACCGACCTCGGCTGCTGCGAGGATGCGGAACGCACGGCGCTCCTGCTGCCGCGTGATGCGGCCCAGCAGGTCGGGCGCGTTCTTCTTCGCGTACCAGGCCGGCTCGGCCTTGAAGGCCAGTAGCTCGCGCACGTAGGCCTCGCGCGCGGCGTCGGCTTCCGCACCAGGGCTGGCAGCTGGCTCGGCCGGGGCTTGCGCGGCCGCGGCAGGGGGCTGGGCAGGAGCTGGTGCAGGTGCCGGCTTCGGCGCCGGCGGCGGGGCCTTGGCGGCCTGCTTGTCCAGCTGCTCCCGGTGCGCCTTGATGCGGCGCAGCGCGCCCTCGAGCACGTGCACTCCCACGGCCACCACGGGCGCCGCGGCGTTGGGGTGGTCGATGGCCAGCACCTCGCTGGTGGGTACGCGCGCCTGGTCGAGCACCTCGGACACCTTTAGCCGGTGGTCGCCCAGGTGGGGCGGCACGCTGGCCTCCAGGCTCACCAGCTGGGGCTTCAGGTCGCGGCCGTCGGGCGTGCACACGTCGCGCGCCTCGTCGTCTTGCAGCACGCGGTAGCCGGTGGCGCGCAGCTCGTCGACCAGGCGCGAGCGCTGCGCTGCCTTCTTGTTGCCGAAGCAGACGGTGTCGGTGCAGGTGTCGGCGTCGCTGATGTCGCCGAAGAGCTGCGGGTTCGCGCCGGTGCGCTTGGGGCACGCACCGCAGGCGCCGGCGGCGGGCAGCAGGGTGGCGTCGGCCGGGTCGAAGGGGGCCTGCGCCAGGCGCAGCATGTAGCGCTCCCGGATGAAGGTGGCGGCGGCCTTCGGCGTCATGGGCTCGCCGCCCCAGTCGGCCAGGTGCACGGTCACCTCGGCCTGCTGCTCGGCGGGCATGCGGGCCACCAGCAGCGCGGTCTTCAGCGTCAGCTGGCCGGCCAGGAAGGCCTCGCGCGCGGCGGGCACCAGGCTCAGCAGCGACAGCCGCTCGTACACGCGCGACACGCTCACCTTGCCCAGCGCGGCGATCTCTTCGACGCTGAGCGCGCCGGTGGTGGCGTCGCGCATGCGGCGGTAGTGCGCGGCCTCGTCGAGGGGGTGCAGGTCTTCGCGCTGGATGTTCTCGATCAGCTGCAGGGCGAGCACCTGCGCATCGGTGAGCTCGCGGCGCAGCGCCGGGATGCAGCCCTGGTGCGGGTTGCGGCCGCGCTCCTCGAGCCAGCTGGTGGCCGTCCAGCGCCGATGGCCTGCCACCAGCTCGAGAGGCGGCTCGCCGGGCTGCGCGTCGGGGCGGGGCCGGGCCAGCACGGGCTGCACCACGCCGTGCGGCTCGATGCTGGCGGCCAGGCTCTCGATCTCGGCCTGGCTGATGCGGCTGCGCGGGTTGGTGGGGCTGGGGCTGAACAGCGACAGGGGCGTCAGCTGGTACTCGGGCTGGATGGTGGGCTGCATGGGTGGCGGGCTTTCTGTGGCGGCGGGGTGGTCAGTCGTCGAAGTCGTTCGCGGCGGCGCGCTTGCGGTCGATCCAGCCGGGGTCGCGGCTGCGCGTCCAGCGGCCCAGGTCGGCCTGGCTGCCGCCGGCGGCGAGCGATTGGTCAGAGGGCACGCCAGGGCGCCGCTGGCGGGCCTGGGCGGGCGGCTGCTGCGGCGTGGCGGGCACGGGGTGCGTGGGCAGGCGGTGCACCGGGGCGGCCGGCGGTGCGGCGCGGCCCAGGTTGCGCGCCAGGCCGCGCACGCAGTGGCCCAGGGTGGGGTGCTCCAGCGCGTCGGCCAGCGTGCGCGGGTAGCCCGGGCGCCACAGCTGGCGGAGGGCCAGCTCGAGCTGCTCGGTGGTGGGCTCGGGCGCCTTGGCGCGCGCGGCCTTCACGCACCTGCTCCGACGACGAAGCCCAGCTTCAGCATCACGGCCACCAGGGCCGCGCCCAGCACCATGCCTGCGCCGATGTGGAGCACGCGGCCGTAGCGCGCGCCGGCTTTGAAGCCAGCGCAGTAGCCCGCGTCTTCACCGGCCTTGTGCGCGGCGCTGACGGCGATGTGCAGCCGCTCCTCGTTGGTAGCCGCCGCGCTGCCGCTGGGGTGCGGGCGCACGAGGGCCATGCCGCAGGTGAGCAACTCGGCGCACTGGCCGGCCCACTCCCAGAGCCACCAGGCCAGGCCAAAGCCGATGGCCACGGCCAGCAGCACGCTGAGGGTGCGGTTGACGATGCGGTCAGTGCGCTCGACCGAGGAGCCCCAGTGGCGCGAGGCTGTCTCGCAGAGCTGGACGAGCATGGAGTCGACGAGTTCGCGGTGGCTCATGGCTTGGAGCTCCGGGTGGCGGTGGTGGACTGGATGGCGTCGAGCAGGCGCAGCGCGGTGCATCGAGCGACGAAGCTCTGCTCCCAGGCGGCCACGCGGCGTGCAGCCCACGACATGGGCAGCGCGACGGCCACGAGCAGCAGCCCCTCGGCCAGCAGCAGGCGGGGGCGGATGAAGGCGAGAAGGGCGGTCACGTGGCACCGCCTGCGCGCGCGGCTTCGGCGATGAAGGCGTCGGCGGCCATGCGCACGCGCGACTCCAGGCCGCGGGCCAGCGCCTCGGCGTGCGCGGCGCTGGTGAACACGGTGGGTGCCCCGGTCTTGATGGCCGCGGCACGCTGGCGTAGATGGCGGGCGCGGATGGCCCACTCGATGCACTGCTCTGCTGTGCCCCAGCCGGTGGCAGCTGGTGAGGTGCCCGCGCTCATGGCAGCGGGCGCTTGGTCTGGGCCACTGCGTCGCGCGCCTGGCGCAGGGCACGGCGCAGGGCCAGGTGCGCGCGGATCTCGGCCGAGCGGCGCTTCAGCGCGGCCTGTGCCTCAGGGGTGAGGTAGTACGGGTTCGGGGCCCGGGGAAAGAGAGGCATGTTGCGCTCCGTCGTGTTGACGGGGCGCATTACACACAGCGTTTAGCCGTGTGTCAACATGGCGTGTACTTCCTAGGCGTCGTCAGGTTCGAGGCGGCCCTTGAAGACGGCGAGCACCGACACGTCGCCATCCGAGCTGGTGAAGCTGCGATAGGCCGGGTTGTTCGGCGTTGCAATCCACGACGCGGGCCCCTGCCCTTGATGGCACTGACGCACGTGCAGTTGGTCGTGGCTGTCCTTCAGCAGGATGAGGCGGCCAGGTGCGACACGGCGGCGCGTGGTCCACACGATCTCCGTGCCGGCCGGCATTTCTGGGGCCATGGCGTCATCAAGCAGTGCAAAGCGGAATAGTTCTGGTGTCTTGTTGGTCAAGAGCTGCTCCCTGTCTAACAGAGGCACAGCTTCAAACGGTGACTGGCTCAAATCCTGAGCCACTGAGTGGCCTGCGGGCAACTCCCCCGTGACCAAGCGCTGGGGGTTCATCCAGTTGGGAGGGTTGGTGCCGCCTAACACGTAGGTTGCCGGGCAGCCGAGCTGATGCTCAGCAGCAAGCGCGGCCAGCTTTGACACCCCGCGGCTCTTGTAGTTGGTGCGGTTCTGCGGAGACCACGCCAGCACGCGCTGAAGGTCTGCCTCGTCGACCACGCGCTGTTCGGGGGCGCGATTGACCGTTGCGGCCCTGGCGCAGTGCAGCAGGCGCTCGAACGACGGGTGGGGCGTGGCCATGCGGCATTGTCCGAAGCTAAACAGGCCGTTGATACACGCACTGTTGACAGCGTCGATAAACGCCGTGTGTAATCCCGGCATGACCGACGCTGACCTCATTGACCAGCTGGGCGGGCCTGCCAAGGTCTGCGAGCTGCTGCGCATTCCCAAGGCCGGAGGCGTGCAGCGAGTCCAGAACTGGAAGGTTCGCGGCATCCCTGCGCGAGTGAAGCTCGAGCGGCCCGACCTCTTCCTGAACCTTGCGCACCAAGGTGGCAGCCAGCAGCAGGTGGCCGATGCCGCGTAAGGCCTGCGTCACCCCTGCATATCGCGAGCGGCGCCAGGCGCGCCAGCTGAGCGTGCGGCTCGCTAGTGCGTGGGCTCGCTGGTGTCGGGATCGCCTGACCTCTCGACCCGAGGCAGTGTCGCTGCAATGTGAGCCAGTGCAGCCGCCACAGCCGGGCGATCCTGCTGCAGGACCTGCTGCTCGATGAGCTCCAGCGTCTGCCTGAAGCGCACCCGTTGGGCCACCGGCATGGTGGCTTGCAGCGCGAACGCGAACGCGCCCATCAGGTCGATGGTGTCGCGCGTGCTGAGCGTGATGTCCTGGTTCATGGGCGCCCTCCTGGGGCTGGTGTGTCGGGGGACCGCCAGCGTAACCACCCGGGCAGGGCGCCCGCCCTACCTCTCCACCTAGGCTGATCATGCTGTCTGCATCCATGGCCGCACTGTGCGGCTGCTTGCCTCTCAACACCGCTCAACAACGTTGTGAGGTGTTGAGATGAACACGCAACTTCGGCTGCCGATCGACGTGTCGCTGCGCGACCTGGTGCGCCGGCCCACGCTAGGCGCGGCCATCAAGTTCTGCTACGAAGAAGCGCGCCTGGAGCCGAAGGAGGTGGTGCACGCCATCAAGGGCGACAAGGGCCAGCTCAGCCGCTGGGAGAGCGGCCAGGAGGGCGTCTGCTGGCCGAAGCTGAGCGCGCTCATGGACGCCTGCGGCAACGACGCGCCGGTGCTGTGGCAGCTGCACCAGCGGGGCTATGACCTCGGCAGCCTGCGCCGGCAGGAGAGCGAGCTCGAGCGCCGCCTGCGCCTGGCCGAGGAGGAGCGCGACGCGCTGAAGCGCCTGCTTCTGGGTGGCCACCCGATGGGGGTGGGGCGGTGACTGCACCTTCGGTGGCCCCTGAGGGCGTGCACCCTGACGAGCGCCTCGGCGTGGACGACATGGCCACGCGGCGCGAGGAGGAGTTTCGCGAGCTGGCGATGCGCAGCCAGGCCCAGCGGGCCGCGGCCGAGAGCGCGGAGCCCGGCACCTGCGCGAACTGCGGCGACCGCTGCCTGCCGCTGGCCGTGTACTGCGATCCCGACTGCCGCGCCGACCACGAGCGCCGGCTGCGGGTGCGCGCCAGGCAGGGAGGCGCGGCTCGTTGATGGCTGCAGCGACCCCGAACCCTGAGCGCGAGGCGCTCATTGAGCGCCTGGCCACGAACATGCCCCAGGCCATGCGCGAGCGTGCGCAGTGGCTGCTGTGGAAGCTGGAAGAGGTGGAAGGCCGCAAGGGCCTGCAGAAGGTGCCGTACTACGGCGACGGCGGCAAGCGCTTCGGCGACCTGGGCAGCCCGAAGGACCGCAAGCGCCTGCTGGGCCTGGACGCGGCGCTGCAGCGCTTCCGCCGCATGCCGGCCATGAGCGGCGTGGGCTTCGCGTTCCTGGACGGCGACGGCCTGGTGGGCATCGACCTGGACTGGAAGACCGAGCCCGGCGGCCAGCCGCTGGAGCACCACGAGGCGGTGATGCAGGCCTGTGACTCGTACACCGAGTTCAGCCCCTCGGGCAAGGGCGTGCACATCATCACCCTCGGCAGCACCGACAGCTTCAAGCACGACCCGATCGGCGTGGAGGTGTACTGCGGCGGGCGTTACTTCACCTGCACGGGTGCGCGGCTGGAGTCGCGCGCGGCCGAGGTGATGCCGCTGCAGTCCGAGGCGCTGGCGTACCTGCGCGAGATCGTCGAGGCCAGCAAGAAGGCGGCGAAGGCCGAGCGCCGCGGGCCCGAGCTGGCCGCCGCGCCGAGTCCGGCACCAGCTGCTGCGCCGATGGCCAGGCACGAGAGCCCACGCCAGCAGGGCGACGATTTCCGCCGCGTCAACGTGGCGGCCTATGCCGACCTGGCCCGCTGGGTGCCGCGCGTGCTGCCGATGGCACGCACCTGGCGCAACGGCTACCGCGTGACCAGCAAGGACCTGGGGCGCGACCTCGAGGAAGACCTGCAGATCACGCCAGAGGGCATCATGGACTTCGGCGAGGAGCTGGGCATGTCGCCCATCGACGTCGTCATGAAGTGGGCCCCCGGATGTGCGCGCCCGAAGGATGCCCTGCTGTGGCTGGCATCCGCGCTGGGGGTGGAGGTGCAGGCCGCGAAGCCACGCATGCGCCTGGCCGCGAGCGGCGGCGCACCGGTGCCTGCACCTGGACCGGCAGAGGGAGCCCCGCCCCCCGACGAGTACACGCTGAACGAGCCGCCGGCCAAGCGCCGCGGCAAGGCTGGCCGGTCTGGCGGCGCCGACGCGCCGCCAGGGGGGGAGGGGGGCGGTGGCGTGCTGCAGCGGCTGCTGAAGAGCTTCGCGCTGGTGTACGGCACCGACCTGGTTTGGGACGGCGAGCACCGCACCACTATGCAGGTGAAGAACCTGCGCCTGCTCTTTGGCAGCCCCTTCGTGAACAGCTGGCTCGGCCACCCCGAGCGGCGGCTGCTGAAGCCTGAGCAGATCGTCTTCGAGCCCGGGATCGAGGTGGCCGAGGGCTGCGTCAACCTGTGGGGCGGCATGCCCACGAAGCCGGTGCCGTGCACCGAGGCCGATGTGGCGCCCATCCTCGAGCTGCTGCAGCACCTGTGCAGCCTGAGCGGCAAGACCGACGAGGAGGTGGCGGCCGTGTACCAGCAGGTGCTGCGCTGGTGCGCGCTGATCGTGCAGCGGCCTGGCGCGAAGATCCGCTTCGCGCTGGTGTTCCACGGGCCGCAGGGCACGGGCAAGAACCTGTTCTGGGACGCCTTCCGGCGCATCCTGGGCAAGTACGGAAAGATGGTCGGCCAGAGCGAGCTCGACGATCGCTTCAATGGCTACATGAGCGGCAAGCTGCTGCTCATTGGCAACGAGGTGGTGACGCGCCAGGAGCTCTTCCACCAGAAGAACAAGCTCAAGTGGGTGATCACCGAGGACGAGATCCCCATTCGCGGCATGCACCAGGAGGTGCGCTGGGAGAGCAACCACGCGAACGTGGTGTTCCTGTCGAACGAGCTGCAGCCGGTGGCGCTGGAGAAGGACGATCGGCGCCACCTGGTCATTTACACGCCGGCGGCCGAGAGCCCGAGCCTGTACCTGCGCGTGGCGGAGTTCCTGCGCGCCGACGGCGTGGGCAAGTTCATGCACTACCTGCAGGGCGTGGACCTGGGCGACTTCAACGAGTACACGAAGCCGCTGATGACGAAGGCCAAAGAGGCGCTCGTCGAGATGGGCCTGAAGCCCGCTGAGCGGTTCGTGAACGACTGGCTGGGCGGGTACCTCGGCGTCCCTGTCCACCCTTGCAGTGCCACGCAGCTCTTCACGCTCTTCAGGCGCTGGGCTGACGGTGAGAACGAGCGGTACATCGGCAACCAGGCCACCTTCACCAGGTCGGTCGAGCGGCACGTGACCGAGACGGTGGAGCGTGATGCGAATGGGCATCGCCTGCCCGACGCGCTCAGGTACAAGCCCGTGGCCGTGGTCGTGGGCCAGACCGAGAGGCGCACCGTTCGCTGCTGGATACCGCGCGGCCGAGGCCCGGTCAACGGCGTGACCGAGGGCGAGTGGATGGGCGGCTGCATCGACGACTTCGAGAAGCACCTGGCCCGCTTCGGCCGAAAGGCCGTGGGCGAAGGGGAGGCTTCGTGATGCGCCCTGCCTGTTGCGCGCCTGTTGCGCCGTCGTTACGCGCTAAGTGGTTGTCGTTACTTGTGTTCCGCCGTTACGCGCGCGCGCCCGCATGCAGCGTGCATCGTGCGGGGCGTGGTGCGCCTCGTCTGATCCCTTCCCCCTTCCTAGAGCACACCACCCCGCGTAACGGCGGAACACAAGTAACGATAAGGACTTACGGCGCAAGAGCAAAGCAACAGGCGGAACAGCCGGCGGCGGATCGGCGACTGGCTGACTGCCGCACCGAGGCCTCGCACCGTCGAGGGGGTGCCACCCCCCTTTGGGTCCTCCCGGGGAGGGCCGCCACGCGGGTGATTCGGCCCCCGTGCGCGCGCCAGTCGCTGGCTGGCAGATTTGTCAACGCTCGGGCGTTGACACCCCTGCGCCATAGGTGCGGCCTATGACGGCGCCCTCGCAAGCCCAGCTGGCCGACGCGCTCGGCGTGGATCCGGCCCTGGTCACCCGGTACAAGCGCCGCGGCATGCCCGTCGACTCGATCGCCGCGGCGCAGAAGTGGAAGGCCGAGAACGTGCGCGCCCGCGTCGGCGCCAAGGCAGGGAAGGGCGACGACACCGGCGTCGCGCCGCCCGTCCCAGGCTACGGCGACCATCGCGCCAGGCGCGAAGCCGCCGAGGCCGACATGGCCGAGCTTGAGGCCAAGCGCAAGGCCGCCCAGCTGATGCCCGTGGAGCCGGCCGAGCGCGCCGTGTTCGACGCCTTCCGCGAGCTGCGCGACGCCACCTTCGCGGCCATGCGCGGCGCCGCGCCGCAGGTGCTGGGCCTGACCGAGGTGCGCGAGGTGCAGCACCACCTCGAAGACGCCCTCCGCGGCGCTTATGCCGACTTCGAGGCCCGCATCCGCCACCGCCTGGGCGAGGTGGCCAAGCCATGAACCTGGCCGACGGCTACGCGCTGATGGCCGAGGCCGCCCTGCGCGGCGCGAAGCCCGACCCCGAGCTGCGCATCGACGACTGGGCCGAGGCCCACATGGTCGTGCCGAAGGAAAGCGCCAAGCCCGGCAAGTACCGCATCGCGCACACGCCCATGGCGCGCCGCCTGCTCGAGGTGCTGTCGCCGCGCCACCCGGCCCGCCGCGTGGTGGCCAAGGTGGCCAGCCAGATGTTCAAGACCCAGGTGGCCCTGTGCTGGCTGGGCGCAAGCGCACAGCAGGCGCCGGCCAACATGCTGGTGCTCGAGCCCACCGACGGCCTGGCCAAGCGCCTCAGCGCGCGCATCAGCAAGATGATCCGCGACGTGCCCGAGCTGCAGGCTGTCTTCGCCCGCCCGCGCAGCCGCGACAGCCGCAACACCGTCTTCGCGAAAGACTTCGAGGGCGGCACCATGTACATCGCCACCGCCGGCAGCGCGGCCAACCTGGCCGAGATCCCCGCGCGCTACGTGTACGTCGACGAGATCGACCGCCTCGAGCGCGATGTGGACGGCGAAGGCGACCCCGTCATGCTGGCCGAGGCCCGCACCACCACCTTCGAGCACAACTCGAAGATCCTCTACACCAGCAGCCCAGGCGAAACCGGCAGCAGCAAGATCGACCAGCTGCACGACATGGGCACGCGCGAGGTGTACCTGGTGCCGTGCCCGCACTGCGGCCACCACCACGAGCTCGAGGTCGGCAACTTCCGGTACGAGCGCGACGCCGACAGCGGCTTCATGCACCGCGCCTGGTTCGTCTGCCCCGAGTGCGGCGCCGAGATCGACGAGCGCCACAAGGCCCGCATGCTGCGCGGCACCAAGGAAGGCGGCACCGCCCACTGGCAGGCCCGCAGCGAGGGCGACGGCGAGACGATCAGCGTGCACTGCAGCGCCTTCTACGCCGCCGTGGGCAGCATCACCTGGCTGAAGCTGGCACGCGAGCACGCCCGCGCGAGAGAGCTGCTCGAGCGCGGCAGCCCCGAGGCGATGCAGGTGTTCTACAACACGCGCCTGGCCCTCAGCTGGGCGAACACGCTCGAGCAGACGTCCGCGCAGGAGCTGATGGAGCGCACCCGCGTGCAGCCCCGCCAGCTGCCCGACTGGGCTCTCGTCGTGACCATCGCGGTTGACACCCAGGGCAACCGCCTCGAAGCCCAGGCCGAGGCCTGGGGCCCAGGCCTCGAGCACGCCGTGATCGACTACCAGGTCTTCATGGGCAGCCCGGCCGAAAGCCCTGACTCGCCCACCAGCGTGTGGCGCAAGCTCGACGAGTACCGCTCCACGCCGTGGCTGCATGCGAGCGGCGTGCTCGTGAAGGCCAGCGTCTACGGCATCGACACCGGCGGCAGCAACACCCAGGACGTCTACAACTACGCCAGCAGCCGCGTGCACGTGGGCTGCCTGGCCATGCACGGCAGCAGCCGGCCCAACCGGCCCATCATCGGCCAGACGCCGACGAAGCAGGACATCGACTGGAACGGCAAGCGCGTCGAAGGCGGCGTGCTGCTGTGGACGGTGGGCACCGACGTCGCGAAGGACCACCTCTTCAACCGCTTCAAGCTCACCAGCGGCTGGGGCGCCATGCACTACAGCGCCGCGCTCGAGCAGAGCTGGTTCGAGGGCCTGCTCTGCGAGCGCCCGCTGCTCAAGCGCAAGCCCGGCGGCGGCCTCAAGCGCGTGTGGGAGAAGTTCAGCCACGCCGACCGCAACGAGCCGCTCGACCTGAGCGTCTACAACCTCGCGCTCGCGCACCACCTGGGCCTGCACCGCTGGAGCGCCGCCGACTGGCACCGCCTGCGCGAGCGCCTGGTGCCCGCGCACGTCACGCCCGACCTGTTCATCAACGCTGCGCCGCTGGAACAGCCCACGCCGCCCGCCGCGGCCGGCGTGTTCCAGCCCGACGCCACGCCCGGCGCAACCGTGCCCGCGGTGGAACAGCCGCCACCGCCACCGCCAACAGCCCCGCCCGCCTACGCGCCCGCACCCCAGGGCCGGCGCGTGCTTTCACGAGGACTCTCCTGATGCCCAACACCGACCACGCACTGCGCCTGGCCGCCGCGGCGCCACCGCCCGACAGCCAGGCCGCGGCGGATGACGACGCCGCCGAGGCCGACCGCCAGCTGCAGGCCGTGCGCCCCGACCAGCACGAGCTCGCGCTCAGCTGGGCCTACTGGGCGCGCACGCGCAACTTCTACGTCAAGCCCTCGGTGCCGCCGTCACTGCTCGGCCGCCTGCAGGCGCGCGGCAGCGTCCGCCGCGCGCACGGTGGGCCCGATGCGATCGCGGGCGCCGAGCTGGCCGCCTTCCACCTCGCGTTCCTGGCGCAGCCGGCCGAGGCGCTGGACCGCCAGGCCTTCGAGCTGCACTACCTGCACGGCGTGCGCAACATCAAGCTCGCCGCGGCCGAGCTCGGCGTGAGCCGCAGCCACTGGTACCGCCTGGTGGCCGACTGCCGCGACACGATCTTTAGGGCCAGCGAGCGGATCCTGGCCGACAACCTGGCGGCGCGCGATCGGCTGCCGCATGCGGCGCCGCGCGAGCCTGCAGCGGGTTGAGCCGATGAGCGCAGGCGACCGCTGGAAGCTCCCCGACGGCCGCGAGGCCATCGAGGTTGCCGGCAGCCAGGGCGGCCAGCTGCGCCTGGCCGTCATCGTGCCTGGTTGGCCCTTCCCGACCCCGCCCGAGATCGTTGCGCGCCGCCTGTGTACGCGCATGCCCAGCCGCTACCTGCACGGCCAGGTGCCGCAGGAAGAGGAAGCGCCGTTCTGAACCACCCACCGAAAGGACCCGACCCATGGACATTAAGCTCAAGCCCGGCCAAGCCGTGGTGATCACTGGCCCGCAGGGCAGCGGCAAGACCAAGCTCGCGCACGACCTTGCGCACGGCTTCGGGCGCTACGCCGTGATGTACGGCACCGACCTGGCCGTGCCTTCGGTGTTTGACCGACTGCTGCACGACGACACGGCCGCGGTCGTGGTCGAAGAGACCACGCCAGAGCAGCTGGAGTCGCACACCGTCAAGCAGCTGATCACCAACCCTCGAGTTAAGGTCAAGCGCAAGGGCCATGGTCACCAGCTCATCAAGGCGCCGCGGTTCATCTTCTGCACGCGCGATGACGTCGGAATGTGGCGGCCTGGGCAGCACGATCGTCGCTTCAAGGTCGTGCGGCTGGGCGCACCCGCCGTCGATCCGATGCAGCAGCTGCGTGAGCAGAAAGACGCTGCCTACCTCGAGCGCAACCAGTGCGTCGCTCTCATCGCGCGCATGGCCGTGGCCATGGGCCTGCCGGTGGCCGTCACCAAGACGGCCATCGAGGGCTGGTCAGAAGACTGGCATGGCTGCATCTTCATCGGCCTGCCGACAGGGCAGGTGAGCTGGCACTTCCACGACAGCCAGGCGCACCTGTTCGAAGCCCTGCCGCATCGCGAGCAGGTCTGGGATGGCCACGACACGCCCGAGAAGTACCGCCGCGTGGCCGGAGCCTTCCGCCCGGCGCCGTCGGCCGCTCAGAAGCCGGAGCCCTTCGGCGTCGAAGCCGCCTATGAGGCGGTCACCGCCGCGCTGGAAGACGCAAGCGGCACTCGCTTCCGCAGCATGCGGCTGCAGAGCAAAGCCAACAAGCGCGGCGCGACGGCGCTCGCGCGGCAGCACTCGGCACTGGCGCGCCAGGCGCTGCACTTCAACAAGCTGCTCTGGCCTGCCAGCAGTGCGCTGGCGCAGCTGGTCTCGGCCGAGTGCCTTGATCGCGTGCACGGTGACGTGCCGTTCTAACGACGAAGCTGAACGGCCGCCCGCTGGCGTGCCAAGGTGAAGGACTGCCGAAGGCGGTCCGTTCGAGCGCAGGGTTCGGCTGTAGCCGGAGCGCGTGAATTCAACAACGGGCCGAGCGCCCAAGGAAGGCAGACGATGACCAAGTCAGAGTTGATGGCGCTGGTGACGCGCTACACGGAGGCGTGCGACGACATGGGAGGCGGCCTGTTCGAGCAGACCGCCGAGCAGACGGCGGCGTACCACAAGGCCGCCACCGACCTGTGGGACCAGATCGGCGCTGAGGTTGACCGCCTGCATGCCGAGGCCGCCAAGAGCGAGCGCCGCGCGATCACGTTCGGCGACATCGTGGCCCAGCAGACGATGGCGATGCGCGCGGCCGTGGTGGACGCCAAGCTGCAAGGCCCGGAGGCCGGCATCGCGTGGATCGAGAACACGCTGGAAGGCCCCGGGCACTTGCCCGACGTGGCTGCCGCGAAGGCCGAGGGCGGCGCGCAGGCGATGTTCAACCGCGAGATGGCCGAGCACGAGGCGTTCAGGGCTGCGCACCCCGCGCCTTGAAGCCGAACCCCAAGCTGAGCTGCACGGCCCCAGGCCGTGTCAGCTCGAGCGACAGTTAGGCCGCCGCCTCCGCTGCGCGAATACAGCCCCGCGCCGCCTCTCGTCAAGCTCCCCGATGTCTCCCCCACGCGAGACAAAAAACTGCTCGCTCCCATGAGACACATCGCCCCAAAATTCGCCTCAATTCAGGTAGGTCGTGAAAGACCGCCTAGCAGTTGTCTCCTCAGCAGGAATGCTGATTCAGGCCCCTCGGCGCAAGCCCTGGGGCCTTTTTCTTGGGGTCCCGTCCGCGCATGTACAGCGTCAGCAAGTCACCCGCCAGCGCCCGCACGGCAGCGGTGGAGATTCGCGCGCTCGTGGGCACCAAGGTGCCGCTCGTCACGGCCAAGGCGCTGACCTTCATCGCTCAGGGCGCCCAGCGCGAGATCGTGCGCACCATGCCGCAGGTCTTCGAGGGCGGTGCCACGGCGTACACCCTCAACGCCACGCGCATCGAGCCGGCTTCGGTGCAGCGCCTGGTGGCCCGCGTCGCCGTCAAAGACCGCAGCTCGAACAACGGCACGCTCCCCGAGGACTACCTGCTGCCCCAGGTGGACGGCGGCCGCCGCAAAGAGAAGCGCTTCGAGCGCAACCTGCGCTACGCCGGCGTGCTGGGCCCGGGCCAGCGCGCGGTGCTGGGCCGCAGCGTGCCGGCCAATCTGCTCACCGCCCAGGGCAACCTCAAGCGGGGTGAGATCCAGCGCATCCTCACCGCCACCCGCACCACCTTCGACCCCGCCCAGCGCAAGAGCAGCAGCGCCCGCAGCCGCAAGAACGCGCGCAACGCGCCCTACTTCGTGGGCGGGCTGGATCAGGTGTCCATCGTCGGCGGCGAGCTCGCCGTCACAAAGGGCGCCATGGCCCCCGGCATCTACCGCCGCCAGCCAGACGGCGGGATCCTCCCGATCCTCGTCTTCGTGCGCAAGGCGCCGAGCTACCGCCCGCGCTTGCCCTTCGAAGACATCGCGCGCCGCGTGGCCGAACGCGAGTTCCCCTCCACCTTCACGCGCCTGCTCGCCGCAGCTGCGCGCCGCTGAGCACCCGCCCATGGCCAACCTCGTCGAGCTCCAGCAGCGCCGCGCCGCCTACGTGGCGGCCGAGCTCAAGATCATCGAAGGCGCGCAGGAGTACGAAATCAGCGACGGCACCGCGCGCCGCCGCCTCACCCGCGCCGACCTGGCCGAGATCCGCACCGCCATCAAGGCGCTCGACGCCGAGATCGCCGCGGCGCAGCCGGGCGCCCGCCGCGTCTTCCGCTTCGTGCCGGGCTGCCGCTGATGCGCTGGAACCTCGTCGACCGCCTGGTGGAGCAGGTGGCGCCGCGGCATGCCCTGCAGCGTGCCGTTGCGCGCGCCAAGCTCGAGGTGATGCAGGCCACCATGCCGGCCACCAGCGCCGCCGCGGGTGACGCCAGCGGCTACACCAGCACCGCCGGCGGCGACAGCTTCCTCGGCCGCTGGTTCGCCCGCCCGCGCAGCGCCGCGGCCGACACGCTGCGCCAGATCGGCCCGCAGCGCGGCCAGGCGCGCGACCTGGTGCGCAACCACCCGCTCGCCGCCAGCGCCATCAACACCAACGTCGCGCGCGCCATCGGCACCGGCCTGGTGTGGGTGCCCATGCCGCACCTGGCCACCCTGGGCTGGACGGTCGAAGAGGCCACCGCCTGGTCGGAAGAGGTGTTCTCCGAGTTCAGCCTCTGGGCCGACAGCACCGAGTGCGACTGGTACGGCGACCAGAACTTCTACCAGCTGCAGGACCTGGTGACCCGCGCGCGCCTGGAGAGCGGCGACGCCTTCAGCCTGCTGCCCGACGGCGAGGCCACCAGCACCCAACCCTACCGGCTACGCGTGCAGGTGCTCGAAGCCGACCGCATCGGCAACCCCAAAGGCGAGGGCGACTCGGCCGAGGTGTCAGGCGGCATCCGCCGCGGCGCGAGCGGCCGCGTGACCGGCGTGCACGTCTACAACCAGCACCCGGGCGCCCACGTGGCCACGGCCGGCGCGGGCGTCTACGCCGGCAATTGGGTGGAGCCGGTGGGCGCCAGCGGCCGCCGCCGCATCCTGCATCACTTCAAGCGCCTGCGGCCCGAGCAGCCGCGCGGCGTGAGCTACCTCGCGCCGGTGATGGGCCTGTTCAAGCTGCTGGGCGACTACACCGACGCCGAGGTGAAGGCCGCCGTGGTGAGCGCCTGGCTCACCATGGTCATCACCTCCGACAGCGGCACTGGCCCGGCGCCGGTGTTCGGCCTGGGCGACACCGGCGGCGCGGGCGCAGGCCCCGGCCAGCAGGCCGCCAGCGCCGAGGTGGAGATGGGCCCCGGCGCCGTCATCGGCCTGGCCAAGGGCGAGAGCGCGGCCTTCAACAACCCCGGCCGCCCGAACCCGGCCTTCGGCCCCTTCGTGCAGAGCGTGCTCGACCAGCTCGGCGCCGGCACCTTCCTGGGCCCCGAGCTGATCATCAAGAAGTTCAGCACCAGCTACACCGCGGCCCGGGCCGCTTGGCTGGACGCCTGGAAGCACCTGCTCGACGTGCGCACCCAGACCGCCGCCGACTTCTGCCAGCCGGTGATGGAGACGTGGCTGGCCGAGGCCGTTTCGCGCGGCCGCATCCGCGCGCCGGGCTTCTTCACCGACCCGCGCATGCGCTGGGCCTACTGCCGCGGCGCGTGGCACGGCGACAGCCAGGGCAGCCTGAACCCGCGCGACGAAGTGACGGCCTTCCTGGACGCCATCGACGGCGGCCTCACCACCCACACCCGCGGCAGCTGGGAGCTCTTCGGCCAGGACTTCAAGGCCACGGTGGCGCAGCGCGCCGCCGACGAGGCGCTGCTCACGGCCCGCAACATCACCCTGCGCCCGCGCGCCGGCGCGGCCGCGGCGCCGCAGCCCAGCCGCGCGCCCGAGCCTGGAGCCGCCTGATGGCCACGGCCAAGATCAGCAACCTCGGCGAGCGCCGCGACCTCGAGCTGCACCAGGGCGCCAGCCTGCGCCCCGTGCGCCAGTACCTGGTGCGCAAGGCCACGCCCACAAGCGAGCCCACCGCGGTTGACCTGACCGGCGCCCAGGTGCGCGGCCAGATCCGTAAGAAGGCGCTCGACACCGCCGTCGTGCAGACCTTCCAGACCCGCATCGCGCCCGTGCCGACCGAGGGCTGGGTCGAGTTCTGGCTCTCCGATGAGCAGACCGCCGCCATCCCCTGCGGCGAGACCCTCACCGACCCCGCCTCGGTCTACGAGTACGACATCGAGGTCGAAGACGCCGCCGGCGATGTCGATGTCTGCCTCAGCGGCGTGCTGCGCGTGCGCCCGGGCGTCACCCGCAGCTGATCCACCCAACCAACGCAGGAGCCACCATGCCCTCGCTCATCTTCAACCGCATGCTCGAGCTCTGGGCACGCGGCCAGATCGATTTCGACACCGACACCTTCCGCCGCTCGCTGCATACCAGCGCGTACAGCGAGAACAAGGACACCCACGACTTCTTCGACGACGTCACGAACGAGGTCACGGGCACCGGCTATACGGCCGGCGGCGCGGTGGTCACGGCCACCGTCACGCTGGACACGGCCACCGACCGGCTCGACATCGTCTTCGGCAGCACCACCTGGCCCAGCAGCACCATCACCGCCCGCAAGAGCGTGGTGCGCAAGGCGCGCGGCGGCGCGGCCTCGGCCGACGAGCTGATCTTCGTCAACGAGTTCGCGGCCGACGTCGTCACCGCGGCCGGCACCTTCACGCACAACGCCGACACCGTCCGCGTCCAGAACTGACCCCACGACAGGAGCCCCGAGCATGGATCAACCCGACACCAACGCCGCCGAGGGCGGCGACCAGGCCGAGCTGCCGGTCGAGAGCTTCACCGTCAAGATCAGCGCGCTCAACCAGGAGCAGCTGGAGCAGGTCTTCAACATGCTGCGCCGCCAGCAGGAGGCCGTCGTCGCCGAGAACCAGGCCCTGGGCCGCGCGATCGACGAGCTCAAGGCCAAGAAGGCCGAGACGGCGCGCCACAGCGACAAGCTCGGCCGCGACATGCTGGTCATCAGCAACCTGATGGACCCGGCCAAGCGCAAGGCCGCGCTGGCGGCCATGGGCGTGACCGGCGGCACCATCGGCGACTTCCTCGCCCCCGCTGCGCGCCAGGACGGCACGGCCGCGGGCGTGGTGCTCGAGGCCAGCTCGCGCGGCGTGCAGGGCGGCTGAAGCCGGGCAGGGCACAAGGCAGGCAGAGCGTGGCAGCACCGCGGAACAACACCTACGGCGTCGAGAGCGGCGGTGGGGTTCAAGCCGGCCGCGCTGCGCATCCCCTTGCCGCTTCGCTGGCCCTCATTCGAGCCGCCCATGCTGCCGGCCGCATGTGGGTGCGGCTGGACAACGGTGTTCAGACGTTCGCTTCTGCGTGGCCCGAGACGCAGTACCGCGACCCGGGCGCCAACTACCCGGCGGTCCTGTACGCATGGCGCGGCGTGTGCTGGAACGAGAACGCCAAGTGCTTGGAGTTCGACGGCTCAGGCCACGCCAACGGATCGTCGAACGAGCGGTTCCGCTGGTCGGCCGCATCGCGCGGCTTCTCGCTCGCCTTCTACGGGTCGCAGCACATCAACGTCTGGCCGTACGGCGGCCGCAACACCCATCGGGTGAAGGGCTTCAACGACGCGCCGACGGCGCGGCATGTCTACGCGAACGCATGCCACATCACTCAGCTTGACCGCGTAGTCAATTTTGGCGGGGCGGCTTGGAACGACGGTTTTGCGCTTCGTGTCTTCGACGAGGCCATCCCAGGCGATCAAGAGGGCCTGCGCATCGCCGGCTGCTTCACCATCGACATGACGCTGGCGGGCCAGGGGTACACCCTGGGCGCTACCGGCACGAACTACGGCCCGTCTCTGCCCGGCGCGAACGCCTGCCAGCTGCGCGACTGGCTGCACCCAGATCACCCGAGCCGCCCGGTCTTCGGGGGCAACACCTACGCGACGCACCAAGACCGCGGCGCGCAGGCGACTGTCGAGAACGTCGGCGGCACGCTCCGGGATGTCGTGTACTACACGGCAGGCTCGAACTTCGGCCTTCTGCGCACCGTCTTCCGCGCAAATCCACTGGACGACACGACCACGCTGGTCTGCAACGGCTTGGGCTTCGACGGCGACGGCGAGGTCTGTGCCGGCGGCAACATTGCCTTGGACCCGGTGGGCCGCGTCGTGTGCTTCCTGGCGCGCGGCGCCAGTACGTTCGAGCCGTTCCGCTTTGTGGACCTCGACGCACCGACGCCAGCATTCACGCAGCCCATCAGCCCGAGCGGTCTGCGCGCCGAGCTGAAGGCAGAGCCCAAGGGTGAGCCTTCGCTGACATGGGAACCGAACGACGGCTGCTACGTAGCGATGACGCGCGGCAGCACCAGCACGCCGGGAATCTTTCCCGCTGGGGTCTATCGAATCTTCCCGCCCGCTCGTTCTGGCGGCCTTATTCCTGCGGCGGGCTTCTCAATTGACCGACGCAACTCACCGGCAGGTGCGCCGCTCCCTCCCGCCGGTCCTGTGGGCGGTGAGTCCTTCATCTCTATCGCTGGCGCAGCACCTTACGCACCGTCCCTGGGAGTCATCCTGCACGTGACCTCGAACGGCGAGGTGCACGCCTACATCCCCGAAAACTGGCCGGACCCCGAGGCCTAGCATGCACGCGAGCAACATCCCCACACTGCTGCGCGAGCTGGCCGCCGAGTTCGAGCGCTTGGGCTTTGGCACGCCAGCTCCTGTGCCGCCCGCTCCCACTCCTCCGCCGGTACAGCCGCCAGCGCCGCCCGCTCCCGTCCCACCGCCGCCCGCTCCGGTGCCCCAGCCCAGCCCGGCCGGCGTCACGCTGCAGCCCCTGAACATGGGCGCCGTCGTGGTGCCGGGCAAGTGGATCGACGGCGGCCGGTACGAACGCTTCCGGCACCTCGAGGTGTTCGCGCCCGAGGTGGTGAGCATCCCGCTCAAGGGCTGGAGCTTCACCGCAGGCGGGGCGAAGGTGCCGCTGGCTGGCACCGAGTACGCGCTGCTGCTTGACGGCGTGCAGGTGGCTGTGACCACGCCGGCCGGCCCGTTCCGCGCTGACCTGCGCAACACGCCCGAGGGCTGGCACCGCCTGGACGTGACCGGCCTGGCGCCGGGCGAGACGGCGCCGTCGTGGTGGATCTACGTGCTGCGCGGCGCCCGCGCGAGCGAGCAGCCCACGATGCCGGTGGTGCGCGGCACCTACGAGGTGGCGAACAGCCCGCCCGACGCGGCCTGCGCGCTCGTGCCCGGCCGCTTCGCGCCGACGCCGCGCCCGCTGGTCAAGCGCGCGGCCAAGCCATTCGATGTGCCGATCGGCCAGACGGCCATGCACTGCACGCATCTCGTGCCCGTGCGCTCGGGTGACCTGCACCGCCCCTGCATCAGCAGCCAGGGCATCGTGACGACCTTCGACAAGCAGGCCTACTTCTGGGACCAGATGGTCGCGCGCCTGCCGAGCGTGGCGCTGCTCGACGGCCCGCGCGGCGTGGGCACCGTGGCCATGCTGACGCACGCCGAAGTGGGGCAGGGCACCGGCGCCGATGGGCAGCCGATGGGCACCGTCTACTTCTGCGACCCCTGGCGCATGGGCAAGGTGTCGGCCTCGGGTCAGGTCACCACGCTGGTGGGCTACCGGCACAAGGGCATGCCGGGCCAATGGCAGGGCGCAGGCACCATCGAGGGCGCGAACCTCGAGCTGGTGGGCGACTGGAGCGCCGTGCCGGCTGACCGCCGCGGCCTGCACGAGCTGTGGGGCATGGCCTGGGACGAGCGCACGCTGGCCGTGGACGAGCTGGCCGCGCCCATCCCCGCCGAGGGCAACCGCCGGCCGCACCTGGTGGGGCCTGTGGCCTTCCTGGCCGACACCCAGAACAACCGCGTGCTGCGCGTCGAGTTCAGCGCCACCAGCCACGCGGTGCCGGCCAAGGTGACGGAGTTCCTCACCGGCCTGGGCGACCCCTGGGACGTGCTCTGCGACGCTGGCGTGTTGTACGTGAGCGAGCGCGCGTGGCACCGCGTCGTGGCCTATGACGCTACCTCGGGGCGACTGCTGCGCGTGGTGTGCTCGGGCCAGCCGCTGGCCAGCGTGGACCGCAACCGCTTCGTGCGCCGCGCGGTCACCGATGCCGCCATCCAGGCGCAGCCGTGCGTGGCGCCGGAGGGCCTCTACAAGCTGCCCGGCGACCCGTGGCTCTACTTCGGCTCTTTCGCCATGAAGCAGGTGCGGCGCGTGCATCTGACCACCGGCGAGGTGCAGGTGATGTGCGATGTGCCGGTCGACGGCAACTCGCAGTTCTTCAAGATCGCAATCAGCGACGGCACCTTCGGCCCGCGCGGCACCATCTTCGTGTGGAGCTGGTCAAACGGCCAGCGCGGCTATCCGTTCACCTGGCTGCCAGAAGACGGGCCCAGGTTCGCGCGCTGGTCAGGCCCGTCGCGGCATTGGTCCTGGTACGAGCAGGAAGGCGGCGCCGGGCTGTGGGCGCAGTTTGCCTACGGCACGGCCGGCGGGGTGCGCAACGGCATGTTGGTGTGCGGCGGCGCTGGCGAGGGGCTGCAGGTCATCACCATGCGCGAGGCTGGCGACATCGGCAGCTCGGCAGCTGCCACCCGCGGCGCGAAGGAGTACCGCCAGCGCGGCCTGAACCTGCTGCACGGGCACGGTGGCTTCGGCTACTACGGGCTGCCGCTGCCGTGGGGCGTGTCTGGCGACGTCGACGCTTACCTGACGCTGTGCGGGCACGCAAGGACGAATTGACATGGCACGCACCCTCAACACCAGCCACCCGCTCTTCAGCAGCCTGATCTGTCTCATCGGGGTAGAAGACGACGGCGTCACGCTGAAGGACTTCGTGACCCCGAGTCGAGTGCTGACGCCCGACACGGCCACGCCGAACCCGGCCAGCTTCGGGACGGGGACCTACGGCGCGCACTTTCGGACCAACAGAAACGGCTATGCGACCCCTCGGGGCGCCAGCATCTCCCCCGCCATCAGCGTGCCAGCCGGCGCAGCTTCGTTCTTCTTCGTGCACAACGGCGTCGCCGCTCTGGACGGCTCAAGCAACGTCGAAGCCCGAGAGTCCTACCTGATCGGCAACAGCGCTGGGTGGGATGCCACCAGCGGCGGATTCGGTGCGTTCCAAGTGGTCAGCGTCGGCAACGTCGTCGGTGTGTTCACCTCAGAAGGAGGCGCCAACTACAACGTAGTCGGCACCTCGCCGTTCCAAACTGCCACTGCCGCCTCCATTGCGGGCACGCGCACCGGATCTGATCCGCGGCGTCTGCGCGCCTTCGTCAACGGGGCACAAGAGGGCGCAGACAACAACGCGGCCGGGCCCGTCGTTGGGCCTCGGACTCTGAACAAGATTGGCGGCGGTGGCGGCACGGTCGGCTCGATTGACGCCAACATCGTGTGGCTGGTCTGGTTCAACCGCGAGCTGACGCCCGCAGAGGTGGCTGACCTGCATGCTTCGCTCGGTGCCGGCAATGCCTTCGGCTTGTTCAGCAGCGGCACCAATGGCACAGCGAACGGCGTCACCCTTACCGCAGGTGCCAGCCTGATTCCTGGCACGGCCTCCGCCAGCTCGGGCGCCACCGCCGCCGGCGTCACCCTGACCGCCGCGGCCAGCCTGCTCTACGCCGGCGGCACCCTGCAGTTCCAGGCCGCCAGCATGGAGTTCGGCGCGCGCACCGGCCTGGCCATCAACACCTTCGCGCTCGATGCCTCGGTGAACTACCGCTACACCGTGCACGCCGACGGCCTGGTGCTGGGCTCGCCACTCTTCACCTCGGGCGTGGTGGCCACCGACAGCGCGGGCAAGCTGCCCAACCTGGTGAACACGCTCATCGCGCCTGGCACGGTGTACCGCGTGGTGGCCATCCGCCAGGCAGACGGCGAGGCCTCGTCGGCCTTCCGCATGAGGGCGCTCGCATGATCGTCGTCGGCGGCTGGCCAGGGCGCAACGTCGTCGGCCTCAATGGGCGCTTCGGTGTGCGCCCGGCCGACTTCGCGGCGCTGGGCGACTTCCCGAGCCCGCTGGCCGACGATGCAGACCTGCCCGGCGACGCCACCACCGAGTTCGTGGCCGTGGTGCAGTCGCTGCCCGGCAGCGGCACCGTGGTGTTCGACGACTTCGGTGGCTTCCAGCACACCGGCGCGGCCGATGGCACCTACACCACCACCTTCCGCCTGGTCACCTGGGCGCAGGGCGGGCCGGTCACCGAGCACTCGCCGCTCGAGACCATCACCACGAGCTTCGGCGTGGTGCCGGCCGCCGGCGTCACGCTCACTGCAGTGGCCTCGCTCATCGCCGGCACGGCCAGCGGCGGCGTCAGCGCCACGGCAGCCGGCGTCACGCTGGCTGCCAGCGCGGGCCTGCTGCCCGGCGCCGCAGCTGGCCAGGTCAACGCCACGGCGGCGGGCCGCACCCTGGCCGCCAGCGCAGCCCTGCTCGCCGGCACGGCCAGCGGCGCGGCTGCCGGCACCGCTCCGGGGGCTCTGCTCACCGCGGCGGCCAGCCTGGTGGCGGGCAGTGCGACGGCGCCGGATGGCACAGCGCCAGGCGTGGTGCTCACCGCCGCCGCGCAGCTGCTGCCTGGCGCCGCCGTAGGCCCCACCAGCGCCACGGCCGTGGGCGTGGTGCTGTCGGCCGCGGCCAGTGGCGTGTGGGGCAGCGCATCCAGCGGCCCCACGTCGCCGCCCTGGCTCATCTTCACCACCGAGCTGCCCCCGCCCGTGGTGATCACCACCGAGCTGCCGTGATGACGCCAGCTCGCCACCTGAACCCACCCGAAGCCCGCCTCGTGCGGGTTTCGTCTTTCTGAGGCCGCCGATGAAGCTGCTGGAACTGATGACCGGCCCCTGGGCCATCCTGCCCGAGACGCTGCTCGAGCTGCAGGCGATCTACGCCACGCACCTGCGCGGCGACAAGATCGACGTGCAGGCCGTGGAGCAGCGCCTGGGCCGCCCACTGGCCAACGAGCAGCAGCGCTACGAGATGCTGCCCGGCGGCGTGGCGGTGCTGCGCGCATCGGGCGTGATGGCGCCGAAGGCCAACCTGTTCATGCAGATCAGCGGCGGCATCAGCACCCAGATGCTGGCCCAGCAGTTCGACAGCATGGCCGTCGACCCGCGCGTGCGCTCGGTCATCTTCGCGCCCGACAGCCCCGGCGGCAACGTGCTCGGCGTGCCCGCCGCCGGCAAGGCCCTGGCATCGCTGGCCGCGGCCAAGCCCACCGTCACCGTGGTCGAAGGCGTCATGGCCTCGGCCATGTACTGGGTGGGCAGCGCCTCGAACGCCATATTCGTCGAGGGCGAGACCGACATGGTGGGCAGCCTCGGCGTGGTGCAGCGCCTGAGCTGGGAGCCTGCATCGCCCACCAGCATGGAGCTCGTGCGCGGCCGCTACAAGCGCACCAGCGTCAACGGCGCGCCGCCCTCGGCCGAGGTCATCGCGCAGGCCGAGGCGCAGCTCGACTACCTCTACTCGCTCCTGGTCGACACCGTGGCTCAGCACCGCGGCACCACCAGCGAGCTCGTGCTCGAGCACATGGCCGATGGCCGTGTGTTCATCGGCCAGCAGGCCATCGACGCAGGCCTCGTGGACGGTGTTTCCACGGTCGCGGCGATGGCTGAGCAGCTGGCCACCGACCCCACCCGCTACGCCAAGCGCCGCAAGGCTGTCTTCGGCGCGGCGGCGCGGTCGGATCAACCCCTGTCCACCAGCGCCGGTGCCGCGCTCTCGGACGACTCAACCACCACCGCAGAAGGAGAAGACATGCCACAGGCTGTCAACACCGAGATCACGCGTGAGTCGCTGGAGCGCGACCACGCCGCCCTGTTCGCCACGCTCCGCACCGAGTTCACCGCCGCCGGCCGCCAGGAAGGCGCCACGGCCGAGCTCGCCCGCGTCAAGGCCGTGCTGGCCGAAGGCGAGGGCATGAAGGGCCACCAGGCCCTCGTCATGCAGCTCGCGCTCGACGGCAAGACCACCGGCCCCGAGGCCGCCCAGGCCATCCTGGCCGCCGAGCGCGGCGCCCTGGCCAAGGCGGCCAAGGCCCACGCCGACGACGCGCCCGCCGCGGCGCCCGCGGCCGCGGTGCCCACGGGCAACGAAGGCGCCGTCTCGCGCGAGCAGCTGGCCGCCAAGGCCGAGGCCTACGCCAACGAGCACAAGGTCAGCTTCGTCGCTGCCTGCCAAGCGCTCGGCATCCAGCTGGCCTGACCCCGCAACCCTCATCAGGAGATCCAACCCATGGTTCCCAACATCTCTGTTCTGACCCTCTCGGTCGTTGCCGCCGCGGCGCTCACCATCCACCGCTTCGTCACGGCGCTCGGCGCCGTGCCGGCCGCCGGTGCGGCCTGCATCGGCGTCACGCGCACCGGCGCCGCGGCTGCCGGCGACCTGGTGCCCGTCGACGTGCTCGGCACCGCCGTCGTGGAGACGGGCGCGGCCATCGCTGCCGGCGCGGCCATCGAGTGCGATTCCTCGGGCCGGGCCATCACCCATACCTCGGGCGTGAAGCTCGGCCGCATGGCACCCGGCCAGGCGGCCGCCGGCGCGGCCGGCGCGCTCGTCGAAGTGGTGCTGATCCCGAACTGATCAGCCCCGCACAGCAACCCACACCCAGGAGCAACACATGCCCCAAATGACGACTTCCCAGGCTCGCGTCATCGACCCGATCCTGACCCGCATCGCCCGCGCAGCAGCCATGCAGGCCGCGATGGTGGCCAACATCCTGTTCCCGGTCGTGCCGGTCGGCGCGCGCGGCGGCCGCGTGATCAGCTTCAGCAACGAAGACTTCCGCCTGGTGAACAGCGCGCGTGCCCCGGGCACGGCCACCAAGCGCGTGCAGTTCGGCTACAGCAGCAGCAACTACTCGCTGGTGGACTTCAGCCTCGAAGGCTCGGTCCCCATCGAGTTGCTGCAGGACGCCGCTGCCGTTCCGGGCATCGACAAGGCGCAGATGGCCATCACCAAGGTGCGCAACATGCAGGAGCTGGAGCGCGAGAAGCTGGCCGCCGACCTGGCCCTCAACGCCGCGTCCTACGCCGCCAGCAACAAGCTCACCCTGACCGGCACCGACCGCTGGGACCAGTACGCTGAAGCCGCCAGCGACCCCATCGCCGACGTGCAGGCCGCGCGCGAGGCCGTGCGTGCGCAGATCGGCGTGCGCCCCAACGTCATGACGCTGGGCCCCAAGGTGCTGACCGCGCTGCGCAGCCACCCGAAGATCCTGGACCGGCTGAGCACCGCGTCTGATCGTCCGCCGGCCACGCTGGCCCAGCTGGCGGCCCTGTTCGAGCTCGAGCAGGTGATCGAGGGCGGCGCGATCTACCACAACGGCACCACGATGGTGGACGTGTGGGGCACCTTCGCGCACCTGGCCTACACCACGCCGCGCAGCCTGATCGAGATGGGCAGCCCGAACTTCGGCTACACGTACCAGCTCGAGGACTACCCCATCGCCGAAGAGCAGTACTACGACCGCAACACGAAGACCTGGTACTTCCCGGTTACCGACGCGCGGCAGCCGCAGCTCGTGGGCGCCACCGCCGGCTTCCTGTTCACCACCGCGGTCAACTGATCATGGCGGCCCGCAACAAGCCCACCGGCAAGCCGGTGGACGTGGTGGCCGTCGAGCCCTGCAAGGCCGGCGGCAAGCGCGTGGAGCCGGGCGGCACCTTCACGGTGCCGCAGAGCGTGGCCGACGAGCTCATCGCTCTGGGCCAGGCCAAGCCGGCCAGCGAAGCCAAGGCGGAAGCCGAGGCCAAGGCCAAGGCGGAAGCCGGCGGCACGCCCCCCGCGAGCGGCGACGCCCAGCAGCAGCTGCCGCAGACCTGAGCCCCACCCATGCTCGACCTCGAAGCCGACATGGCCGCCTTCTTCGATGAAGAGGGCTTCGCCGTGGCGTGCGAGCGCGACCGCCCGGGCGAGAACGTCGTCACCTTCAGCGGCATCGTCAGCACCACTGACGCGCCGCAGTTCGATGGCGACTTCACGCTCGGGCGGCACCGGCTCCTGTTCGCCACGGCGGCAGTCGACCTGCGCGAAGGCGACACGCTCACCATCACCGCGCGCAACCAGGCAGGCACGGCCTTGCCTGCGCAGACGTGGCGTGTGATGCGTGACGCCGAGCGCGTGCTCGATGGCCTGCAGTCGGTGGTCTACATCAAGCCCAAAGCGGAGCAGTAGCGCGATGCAAAGCGTGGCCTTCCACATCGTCGAGGCTGTCGGTGCACAGCTCAAGGCGATTGCGGTGGCGCAGGGCGTGCGCCACCTGGACAACCCAGCCATGCCGCTGAACCTGCGCAACCTGGCAGAGAAGCGCGAACGCGCCATCTTCTGGCTGCAGGTGGCCGACAGGCTGCAGAAGGACCAGGGGCGACGCGACGAGCGCAGCCTGCGCGTGCTGGTGGGCGCGGTGGCGTTCACCGACGACGGCCGCGCCGATGCCGACGCGCTGCACCTCATGGCCAGGGCGGCCATGAAGCGCATCGACTGGCGCAACGCCATCCGCGCGCAGCTGCAGGCGGGCGAGATCGTGCGCAAGGCCCGCGAGATCGAGGTCGACGGCGAGCTCAAGTCCATCTTCACCGAAGGCGCTGGCTTCGTCAGCCTCTTCGAGATCGAGTACGACCAAACCTACCCCGCTGCCTGACGACCAGGCGGCACAAGGAGATTCCTCATGTCCGGTTTCATCGGTTCCGGCGACGTCCACTTCAACGCGAAGGACCCCGTCACGGGGCTCTTCAAGGGTTGGGTGGGCCCGCTCAATGCCAGCCTCTTCGAGCCCCGTGCCAACGCCGAGCGCCGCTCTCTCCAGAGCAAGGGCCGCAGCGACTACGGCCAGAACATCGGCAGCGTCACGATCGGTGGTGAGCCCACCTTCCGCATGACGCTGCGCGATGCCAACAAAGACGCCATCCGCCTGCTCTTCCTGGGCACGGAGACGGCCTTCAACCAGACCGCCGGCTCGGTCTCCAACGAGGCCGTGCGCGGCTTCGTCGGCCAGAACATCCGGCTGGCCAACCGCAACATCAGCAGCCCCACGCTGGTGGGCGCCGGCGCGGTGGTCACCGGTGCGATCAGCGGCACCACGCTCACGGTCTCGGCCGTGACGTCGGGCACGCTGTACGTCGGCCAGGTCATCGCCGGCTCTGGCGTGACGGTCGGCACCACCATCACCGCGCTGGTCTCCGGCACGGGTGGCACCGGCACGTACACGGTCAGCGTGTCGCAGACGGCCGCCAGCACCACGATCACGGCCACCGGCCCGACCTACACGGTGGGCGACGACTTCACCGTCGTCAACGCCCGCATGGGCTTCCTGGCGGCCGTCCCTGGTGGCGACCTGGCGGTGAACATCGCTTCGGCCGGCGCCGCCGGCTTGCCGCTGCTGGCGGGCTACAGCAAGGCCGCCACCAGCGGCTGGGCCATCGCCGCGGCCACGCAGCCGAGCCTGCGCGCCCACATCCTGTTCGACGGCAAGAACCAGGAGAGCGGCGCCGACATCGAGTGCGAGATCTACGAGGTGGTGCTGACGCCCGACGCCGGCTTCGACTTCCTGGCCGACGACTGGAACGAGGTGCCGCTCACCGGCGCCATGGTCACCCCGGCGGGCAAGACGATGCCGTTCGAGGTGCGCGGCCTCACCGCGGCCTGATCGGCCCACCGATCGGCACCTGACCCCCGGCGCGCTACTGCGCTGCCCGGGCTGCGGCACGCGCTGCAGCCCGGGCATGCGTTCGCCTGCGCGCCGCCTCACACCCACCAGCGCAAGGCCCACCCGTGACCGGCCCGAAGATCCGCTACGACATCGAGGCGAACACCTCCGGCCAGGCCGAGGTGACCCAGCTCGCCACGCAGCTGGAGCGGCTCGACGACGCTGTCGACCCCGCCGCCGCGGCGCGGGCGCAGGCGCTGGCGGCCGAGCTGCGCAAGCTCGGCCAGCAACAGGCCGCCATCGACGCCTTCACGCAGCTGAAGGCCAGCACCGAGGCAGCCAAGAGAGAGCTCGAGCAGGCCCAGCAGGCCGCCCAGAAGTTCGGCCAGGAGATCGCCGCCGCCGGCTCGCCCACCCGCACGCAGGTGGGGCAGATGGAGAAACTGCGCGACACCGTGCGTGCGGCCAAGACGGCGGTGCAGGAGCAGACCGCCGCGCTCGACCAGTCGCGCCGCGGGCTCACGGCGCTCGGCCTTTCCACCACCACGGTGGCGGCGCAGCAGCGCCAGGTTCAGCAGGCCATGACGGCCACGGCTGCGCAGGCGCGCGTGGTGGTGCAGGCCTACCAGCAGCAGGGCGCCGCGGCGCAGAGCAGCGCGGCGCAGCAGGTGCGCGCGCAGGCGACCGTGCGCGAGAGCGTCTCGCAGCTCGGCGAGCAGCTGCGCGGCCTGCAGAACATCGCCGCGCTCGGCATCGGCGGCGGCGTGCTTGGCTCGCTCACGGCCGACGTGGCCCGCGTGGCCGACCAGTACAGCAACCTGGGCGCGCGGATCCGCCTGGTCACCGGCGAAGGCGAGGCCTTCACGCAGGGCTTCGAAGGCGTCTTCGACATCGCCAAGCGCACCAGCAGTGCGCTGGAAGAGACCGCCACCCTCTTCACCCGCATCAGCACCGCGGGCAAGGAGCTCAATCTCAGCCAGCGCGATGCGCTGTCGCTTACCGAGAGCATCAACCAGGCCATCCAGCTCAGCGGCGGCAGCGCCGACTCGGCCCGCGCGGCCATCGTGCAGCTCGTGCAGGGCCTGCAGAGCGGCGTGCTGCGCGGCGAAGAGTTCAACTCGGTGCTGGAGCAGAGCCCGCGCCTGGCGCGCGCGCTGGCCGATGGGCTCGGCGTGCCCATCGGCGAGCTGCGCAAGCTGGCAGAGCAGGGCGCGCTGACCAGCCAGGTGGTGATCAGCGCGCTGCAGGGCCAGCAGGCCGCGCTGCAGCGCGAGTTCGCGCAGCTGCCGGCCACTGTGGGCCGGGCCATCCAGAACCTCAGCACCGAGTGGACGCGCTACATCGGCCAGGCCGACCAGGCCGGCGGCACCAGCGCGCGGGTGGCCGAGCTCATCAACCTGCTGGCCGACAACATCGCCGAGGTGTCCACCGCGCTTCTGACGGCGGGCCAGGCCTTCGCCGCGTACAAGGCGCTCAACCTCGGCGCACTGGTGCTCAGCCAGGCGGCGGCCTTCCGGGCATCGGCAGTGGCGCAGGCGGCCGAGACCACCGCGCGCACGGCTGCCACCGCTGCCACCGCTGCCAACACCGCCGCGCTGGGCGTCAACACCGCCGGCAAGGCTGCCAACGCGGCCGCCGCCACCGCGCTGGCCGCGGCTGAGGCCCGCGCTGCGGCGGCCGGTACCGCCGCCACCACCGGCCTGGCTGCCCGCGTGGGCCTGCTGGGCCGGCTCACGGGCGGCCTGGGCCTGGCAGCCACGGCGGTCGTGGCCTTCGGCGACCTGGCCGTCGACGCCTTCAGGAGCGCCGGTACCGCCATCGGCGAAGGCGCTGCCAAGCTGCTGGGCTTCCGCGATCGCAGCGCCGAGCTCGAGGAGACCCAGCGCCGCCTGGAGGAGTCCACCCGCGCGGCCGCGGCCGCCACGGCAGAGCAGGCAGCCAAGGCGCAGCAGGCAGCCGAATCGGTGTTCGGCCTCAGCAAAGAGGCCAAGGGCCTGGTGGGCGAGTTCGACCAGCTCGTGCTCAAGGGCGAAAGCGTCAGCGCCGCGCTCGACAAGGTGGCGGGCTCGTTCAAGCTCGACAGCATCAGCGGCATCCAGGCCGCCGGCGCCGCGCTCGATGCGCTGGCCCGCCGCGGCGTGATCGCTGGCGACCAGATCAGCGCCGCGCTGGCCAAGGGCCTGCAGGGGCAGGACCTGCTCATCTTCGAGACCAAAGCCCGCGCCGCTTTCGACAGCAGCGAGCAGGGCGCCAGGCGCCTGCAGAGCGCTCTGCAGGCGATCGACGGCGAGGCCCTGCGCCGTGCCGGTACCAGCGTGCAGGAGCTGGCCACCGGCTTCAGCGAGGCCTTCAACACCGCCATCAACGACGTCGACGCGCTGGTGGGGGCTCTGGAGCGGGCGGGGGTGGCAGGCGAGCGCGCGGGGCAGCTGCTCGAGGGCCAGCTCGACAAGGCGCTGGACGCTGCCAAGACCGAGCAGGCCGTGGCCGCCGTCATCGAGCGGCTCAAGCTGCTGGGCAGCCAGGGCAAGATCAGCGGCGAGCAGCTGGCCGACGGGCTGAGCGCCGCGCGCGGCAAGCTCGACGAGCTGCGCTCGGGCGTCAACAGCATCGCCGAGGCCATGAAGCGCTTCGGCATCACCAGCCGCGACGAGCTGCAGCGCACCGCCAGCGACTCGCGCCGCGCCTGGGAGCTGATCCGCAACGACGCCACGCTCTCGCTCGCGCAGAAGCGCCAGGCCTTCAAGCGCTACGCCGACGACGCGATCGCAGCCAATGGCGGCGTGGTGAGCAGCCAGCTCGCCGTCGAGGCCAGGCTGCTGGGCGTTGAGCTGCAGGCCGAGCGCACGGGCCGCACGATGGCCGGTGCCTTCGACGACGCCAGCGATGCGGTGGGCCGTACGCGCGATCGGCTCGGCGAGCTCCGCACCGAGTTCAACGACCTCGGCGAGGTGATCAACAGCTCGGCCGCGGGGATCGTGGATTCGGGCGCAGACCGCACCGTCAGCAGCCGCCGGAAGGGCGGCGGCAGTGGTGGCGGATCGTCGGCCACCAGCGGGAGCGGCTCAGACCGCATCAGCGACAGCTACGACGCGAACGACGTGCGTGCCGCCGGCAGCTTCCAGCTGCCCACGCCGCGCGCTGCCGGCAACTGGACCTTCATCGCCGACCAGCGCGTGCGCGGTGGCGTGAGCGTGGCGCAGGCCCTGCAGGGCCAGTACACCAGCGGCTCGTTCGAGGGCCAGGCGGGGCTCCCGGTGTCGGGCGTGGGCATCTGGGTGCGCACCGACGCCCCTGCGCGGCCGGCCACCCCTGGCACGCCCTTCGGTGGCCGTGCCGGGGCCACGCTGCCCAGCTCGAGCACCGTCGTGGGCGGCGGCAGCGACGCCACGCCCAGCAGCGCCGGTACCGGCGGCGGTGCGGCCGCCACTGGCCGCGTCATCACCTTGAACCTCAACGTGGGCGGCAGCACCGTGCCGCTGGTTGTCGCCGAAGACTCGGCAGACGAGCTGCTGCGCGTGATCGAGGCCGCCAAGCGCAACGCCGGAGGCTGAGCATGTCCCATTCCCTGACCTACGCCAGCACCACCCTCGCGCTGCCGCTCAACCTGCTGTGGGTGAACGAGTTCGCCTGGCAGCCCGTGGCCATGAGCGCGCCGCGCTACAGCCTGACCGGTGCGCTCATCGTCGAGAGCGCCGTGCGCCTGGCCGGTCGCCCCATCGAGCTGGCCACCAGCGATGGAGCCGCCTGGATCCTGCGCAGCGACCTGCTCACGCTCAGGGCCTGGGCCGCGCTGCCCGGGCAGACCTTCAGCCTGGTGCTGCGCGGCGAGGCTGCGCGCACCGTCATCTTCGACCAGCAGGCCGGGCCCATCGATGCCACGCCCGTTGTCGACTTCCGCGACCCCGCGCCCGGCGACCCCTACCGCCTGGGCCTGCGCTTCCTCGAGGTGTGATCCATGGCCATCGTCGCCGCAGACCTGAAGTTCCTCAGCTCGGAGCGCATGACCGACGTGCTCGACACTGCCGCTGGCCTGGCTGGTGGCGGCCAAGCCGTCGGCCCGGTGCTGCTCACTGGCGTAGCGAACAGTGTGTTTCCGGCTGCCATGCCGGCCGACTTGACCACCGGCCGCCGCCAGCTGCGCCTGGTGTACCCCGCCGTGCTGAGCAACGAGAACAGCCTGGCCAGCAACGCCCAGGTGGCGGTGTACCAGCGCGCCGCCGACGCGAACGTCTCGCTCTTCGCGATGGCTGCATCGAACCTGGGCTCTGTACCGGCGCTGCAGCGGCAGTTGCGGCATGCCGCGCTGAGCGTCGACAGCACCTACCTGCAGGACCTGACGGCCTACGCGGCCACGCTGGTGAGTGCAGGGGGCAGCAGCCTCTCGGGCATGAGCTACTTCCCCACCGACCTGTTCAAGGTGGGCGAGAAGATCGGCCTCTTCACCACCACCAGCAAGCTGGCGTGGCGCACCATCACCGCCGTCAACGGCGCCGCGGGGACGATGACCTTCTCGGGTAGCGGGCCGGCCGATCAGCCTGCAGGTGCTTCGGTGTTCGTGTACCGCTATGGGCCGCCCTTGGCCCTGGTGTTGGACGCGGCGATTCCGATCCGCTTCAGCTCGCCGGGTCACCTGACGGCAGGGGTATCCGCAGGAGCCCAGGAGGTGACGCTCGATCGGCTGGAAGTGCGGCTGCAGCCCGTTGGGGCGAGCGGCGCCACTCCGGGCATCGTGCGCAGTGGCGCGTGGCAGCCGCCAGGCGTGGTGAACTGGCACGCCCGCACAGTGCACGACCTTGGCGGCGTGATGCCCGCCTTCTGGCCTGGCTGGCCGGTGCTCATCGACGACCCCACCAACGGCGCCGAGCCCGAGGTAAGGGTGATCGAGTCGGTCAACTACCTCACCGGCGTCGTGCGCTTCACCACCGCGCTGGCCAACGCCTACACCACGGGCAGCCGCGTCAGCACGCTGCTCGACCTTGGCAACCTGCAGGCGGCCGTGACCCTGGCGCCCTTCAGCCAGCAGACGTGGAACCGCACCTGGGCCGATGCGCCCACCGGCCCCACGCTTGCAGCCCGCTACACCGGCACCATCACCATGAACAACGCCGGCGGCATCACCGACCGCTGGGCGTTGGTCTTCAGCTCGGCCACCAACTTCAGCCTGATCAGCGAGCGATACGGCCAGATCGCGGCAGGAAATACGGCCAGCAACTTCGTGCCCCTGAACCCGCTGACGAGCCAGCCTTACATGACCGTGCCGGCTGCAGGCTGGGGCGCTGGTTGGCTGCCGGGCAACGTGGTGCGCTTCAACACCCAGGGCGCTCACGCTGGCGCCTGGTACTGCCGCTGCATCTCGCCCGGCGCCGCCGGCGCCGACGAGGGCGCGCTCATCGTCAGGGCTGACGTCTGATGCCTCAGATCACCGCGACGCTGGCCACCCCTTGGGGGCTGGGCGCCGCCTTGTGGGCTGCGCCGGTGGTCACGCCCTGGGGGCTGCTCTCGGCCGTCTGGAGCACTGGCGGCCCCTACACCGCGCCATCGCCGCCTGGCGGCGGCACGCCGACGGCGCCTTCCGCCAGCCCGCTCCTCAGCCTACCGGCCGCCGCGGCCTACAACCTGGTGCACGCGCTCGACGTGCGCGACCTGCGCGACGACACCGTGCTGCCCGTGGAGCGGGTGACCATCTCCACCGACCGCGACAGCATCTTCTGGACGCTGCGCGCCAGCGGCGGGGCGGCCCTCTTCACCAAGCTCAGCACCGGCGCGCAGCCGCCACGGCTCCGCGTCACCGTCGACGGCGCGGTGTGGGAGTTCGTGATCGAGTCGGTCACGCGCTCGCGGCAGTTCCCATCGACCGAGGTGGCCATCGAAGGCCGCAGCCAGACCTGTGTGGCTGGGGCGCCGTACCAGGGTGAGCAGACGTGGGCGGTGGAGGGCGACACCACCGCGGCGCAGATCGCCGCGTCGGCGAACCTGTACACCGGCCTCGAGGTGCTCTGGGAACTTGACGATTGGCCGGTGCCCGCCGGTGTCTTCAGCTACAGCGGCACGCCGCTGGGCGTGGTGCGCCGCGTGGCCGAGGCCGCCGGCGCCGTGCTGCAGAGCCAGCGTGCCGGCTATGGCATGACGGTGCGGCCCCGCTACCCGCTCATGCCCAACGAATGGGGCACGGCCGCGCCCGAGCTCGAGCTGCCCATGGCGGTGGTCGAGAGCGAGAGCTTCCAGCTCGACGACCAGCCCCCCTATGACGGCGTGGTGGTCGCAGGCCAGCAGCAGGGCGCCATTGGCCTGGTGCGGCTGGCTGGTACCACGGGCGCCCATCAGGCACCGATGGTCAGTGACGTGCTCATAACCGACTTGATCGCCGCCCGGCAGCGCGGCCAGGCCATCCTGGGCCGCAGCGGCCAGCAGCAGATCCACAGCATCACGCTGCCCGTGCTCAAGGTTGGCGGCGTGGCCGTGGTGCCAGAGCCCGGCTGGCTGGTGAAGGTGCTCGACACGCCGGCCTGGCCGGGCCTGGTGACCGCCGTGCAGCTGGAGGTGCAGCTGCCCAATGCCACGCTGGGGCTCACGCTCGAGCGGCACACGCAGCTCGTCGACGGCACCGCCGCGGCGCCGCCCATCACAGACGTGCTCACCTTCACCGGGCCCATCCCCGACATCGAGGTGGCCCCAGGCGGCGCCGTCGACGTGGACTTGTCGGGCTACTTCACCGGGGGCGAGCCGCCGGTGGTGTACAGCCTGCGCTCAGGCACCCTGCCTGCCTGGCTGACGCTCGATGACGAGACGGGCCACCTGGTGGGCACCGCCCCAGGCACGCCCGAGACCACGGCTCTGGCCGTGCGGGCCAGCGACGCCATCGACAGCACCGCCGACAGCGACGAGTTCAGCGTGGTGGTGGCCTCGGTGGCCAGCGGCCCCGCGATCTTCCTGCTCAGCGCCGACAACGCGCTGCCTCACTACCGCAGCAACGACAACGGCGCCACCTGGGCCACCGTGCCAGGCCTGGGTGCATCGCGCCTCAGCCGCATGGTCAAGGCTGGGAGCCGCTACGTGGCGGCCGGCGGCACCATGCTGCGCGGCGGCCCCGGCGGCAACCCACCGCACGGCAGCTTTGTCTGGAACAGCACCGATCTCGTCAACTGGACGGCCGTCTCGGATGCCACGGTCAACCAGAGCAGCGGCGCCAGCGTGTACCCGGGGTACTCGGGCCTTGCCGGCAAGCCGGATGGCCGCGCGCTGATTGCCAACTTCACCCCCAGCAACCCTGCGGGGGCCTACTTCAGCGACGACGGCACCACCTGGGGCTCGTCCATCGCAACCAAGCTCTATGGAGCTCACTGGAGCCAGGCGCTGGGGCTGTGGCTGGTGACCGGCTTCAACCTCGCGCTTACCAGCCCCACGGCGGCCAGTGGGTCGTGGACATCGCGCTCCATCGGCACCGGCACGTGGCATCACATCGCCGAGGGGGGCGGGCGTCTTGTCGTGGCGCATGGCGCCGCGGCCACCGTGCCGGCGCCTGTGGCCACCAGCACCAACGGGACTAGCTGGACCCGGGACGCTGCAGGCTTGCCAGCAGACTCGCTGGGGCTGGCCTACGGCGCCGGGCGATTCGTCTCGGGCCTGGCCGACACGGCAGCAGTGGCCCACAGCACAGATGGGCTGACCTGGACCGTGGGCACTGGCATCAGCGGCGCCTCGAGCGGCTGGTCGCCCATCTGGACGGGCTCAGAGTTCCTGCTGATCGTCGTGCGCACCGCGGCGCCGACAGCGCACCACCTGTACGCGAGCGGCGACGGCATCTCGTGGAGTTTCCGGGCAGCACTTCCTGCCGGCGCCTCCTACCTTCACGTGCGCGCACCTGACGCCTGACGACGATGAGCAACCTCTTCCGCCGCTTGCAGGCGCTGCTGCCCGCCCCGCCCGTGCTGGTAGGGCGGGTGGTGGCCCACCACGGCGACGACACCAGCACTGTGCAGCTGCCCAGCGGCCTGGCCGTGGCGGCCTTTGACGGAGTGCTGCAGACCGGCAGCACGCTGCGCGTGCGCGGCCGCAGCGTGCCCGTGGGCCAGAACGCTTTCGTGCGCGATGGGGTGGTGGAGTCGCAGGCGCCAGACGTCGAGCCCGTGGACATCCCCATCGGGCGGGTGGTCTGACACCGTGACCGCGGCTTGCACCAGCTCCACAGCCTGCCTACGATGTGGTGATGACAACAGGGGAGCGACGCTCATGCGATTTCTGATGCTGGCCGTGCTGATGCTGGCCACGGGCGCGGCCAGCGCCCAGACCATGTTCAAGTGCACCGCGGCCGATGGCCGCGTGAGCTTCCAGCAGGCGCCGTGCGACACGCACAAGGGTGCCACGGCCCAGGCCATGGCCGTGCCCCAGGCCAACGTGGTGGAGGGCAACCCCGCCGGCGAGGCCAGCCTGCGCTCTGAGGCCCAGCGCTCCCAGGCCGTGCGCCTGGCCATCGCCCGCGGCCAGCTCGTGACGGGCATGACGGAAGCCGAGGTCGTGCGCCTCATGGGCCAGCCTTCGGTGGTGAACACTGACAACGTCGAAGGGCGCGTGAGCCGCCAGCTGGTGTACCGCTACCCCGACGGCAGCACCCGCTACGTCTACACGCGCGACGGCCTCACCTACGCCAGCCAGGAGCGCCCCGGCACCGGCCACACGCGCCAGGTGGAGCAGCGGCGCACGTGCTTCACCGACGGCGAGATCCACAGCGCGAACGTCGAGGCCGGGCGCATCACGTACACCGAAGGCCAGAAGGCGCGCAACCGCGCCGAGGTCGAGCGCATGAAGCAGAACCGCTGCTGACGCCGCCACCCAGAACACCCTCCACCCCCAGCCCGCCCGCGGAAGCGCCGGCGGGCTTTTTCATGCCCAGCGCAAAGGACACGACGATGCCCGATCCAGCACCCAGCCTGTGGGCCAGCCTGCAGGCCCTCGGAAACCAGATTGCACACGCCTGGGCACTGGCCGCCGCCGGCGTGGTGGTGGGCATCGGCCAGCTGCTGGTGAGCAAAGAGGTCCTCAGCTGGCGGGTGGTGGTCGGCCGCGCCATGACCAGCGGCGGCCTGGGCATGGCCGCCGGCGCGGCGCTTTCTTGGGCCCCAGACCTGCCGCTCGTCGCGCAGCTGGGCATCGCAGCCGCGCTGGCGAGCCTGGGCACCTCGGGCCTCGAGCGCATCCTGACTCGCATCGTTGGAGGCAAAGAGGCATGAGCCTGAGCACCACCGTGATCATCATCGTCCTGTGCCTGGCCATCGCGGTGGCCAGCGCGCTCGACACCGTCAAGGCCCGCGAGCAGCGCAACAGCCAGCAGCGCAGCGCCAGCGCGCCCGAGAGCCGCATCGACTCGGGGCAGGACACGCCGTGATGCAGCTGCAGCTGGAGCGGCTGCAGCTCGATGCAGACGTCACCATCGGCAGCCTCACGCTCGACGGCGACTGGCGCGCCTGGACGCTGGAGGATCCGGTGCGAGCCCCCGGCGTCAAGGTGCCGGGGCAGACTGCGATCCCCCCAGGCGACTATGGGGTCGTGATCACCTACAGCCCGCGCTTCCAGCGCCCGCTGCCGCTGGTGGAGGGCGTGCCAGGCTTCGAGGGCGTGCGCATCCATGCCGGCAACAGCGTGGCTGACACCGAGGGGTGCATCCTGGTGGGAGCCGACCGCTACGCCAAGACCATCGGCCGCAGCCGCGTTACCTTCGCGGCGCTGCTCGTGGAGCTGCAGGCCGCGCTGACCGCTGGCCAGAAGGTGCGGCTGCGCGTGGTGCAGCCATAGGGGAAAGGAGAGGGCGGCATCCGCCGCCCTCTTCCCGTCGTCACTTCACCTTGCGGCTTCGCACGACGATGCGAAACGGACGCCCGCAGGGGCGCCGAATCACTCGGCCGTTCTTCAGGCGGATCGTCATCGTGTAGACGACGGTGCCATCAGAGGGCTCGGGGGTATCTGGCTTGTTGGCCATGATGTACCTCGCAAGTCACGTTGCGTGACTCGGCCATCTGGGCCACCGTTGCCGGTGACGCCGGACAGGGCGTAACATCACCTCGCCCCTCGAAAGGCGGGTGGCGGACCTCCCCGAGTCACAACTTGGGCCCGCTGCTCAGAGACGGCCAGGCTCCTACCCCTGGCCGTTTCTTCTTCTTGCTTAAGTTTCAACCTAAGCAAGCGCTGCAGAAATTGTCGTGCTCTTCCGAGGCTGGCGCATCCTGTGATGAAGCGCTTATTGGTAACAACCGGCTTCGGCCGGGGGCCAAAGCAGACCTCAGCATGTGCAATTTGCACGCGCGGGGGCAACGCTGCCTCAGGCTGCAGGCGTGGGCGGCCCTGGCTCGTCATCCGCGCCAGGCTCACGCACCCAGAACGCGCAGCCGAAGCGTGGCTGCGCGACGATCCGCGTGGCGCCCTCGCGCCGGCACCTGGCGGCGGTGCCCTGGTAGACGAGCCCGCCGAAGTGCTGGCAGTGCCAGCATGGGCGCGCCGGCGGCGCCTGGGCGGGTGTGATGAGGGGCAGGCTCGGCACCGGGCAACGATAGGCCCCGCGCCCAGCCCTGGCGCCGCTTAGCCGACTCGGATCCGCCTGCGGTTGAAGTTGCGGGCCCCCGCAACCACTTCCAGAGGCGAGCCCGCCAGCGCAAGACGCGCGGCGGGCTCGTTCACTTCCAGCCAGTCGCCGGCGTCGTCTCGCAGCACTGTCACTGGGCCCAGGATCTCGGCCAGCAGCGTGCGCGTGCGATCGCGGTCTGCATCGGCCTCGAGAGCCTGCTGCAGCTGGAGCATCTGGCGCCGGTAGGCAGCCATCACCTGCTCGGTGCTCAGCTCGGGCGTCGGCTTGGCGCGCTGCAGCCGCTGCTGCAGGGCAGCCTGCTCGGCCTCTGCCGCGGCCAGGCGGCCCCGTAGCGCGTCGCTGAGCCCCAGCTGGGCCACGGCATCCACCAGGCGGCCAATCTCGGCCTGCAGGGCCGCCAGGCGGCTGCGCGTGGCCGCGGCGTCGCCTGCAGGGCGCACGCTGGCCAGCGCAGCCCGCACGGCCTTGTGCAGCTCGGCCAGCGCGGCAGGGCTGAGCAGCTCGTCGCGCACCAGGGCCAGCAGCGCGCCGTCGACCGCGGCGCGCTTGAAGCCCGTGCGCATGCTGCACACCGCCTGGCCGCGGTCGTGGCTGACGTTGCACCCATAGCGGCGCGCATCGATGGCCACCACCGGGCCGCCGCAGCTGGGGCAGCGCAGCAGGCCGGCGAACAGCGTGCGCGGGGCTGCACCGCCGCCGCGGCGAGTGCCTCGGGCTGGGCCGTTGCGCTGCCGATCGCGCACGGCCGTCCAGAGCTCGGGCTCGACGATGCGCAGGTGCGGCACCTCGCGCACCTGCCATTCGGCCTGCGGCCTGTCCACGTAGCGGCGGCGGCCGGTCTCGGGGTCCTTGAGCCACTGCCGGCGGTTCCACACCATGCGGCCGGCGTAGAGCTCGTTGTTCAAGAGCCCGGCGCCGCGCTTGCTGTCGCCCACCAGTGCCGACACCGCCCAGGTGCCGCCGCGTGGGCTGGGCGCGCCTTCGGCGTTGAGCCTGGCCACGATGCCGCGGCCGCTGTGGCCAGCGGCGAACTCCTCGAAGATGCGGCGCACGATGGCAGCCTGGGTCTCGTCGACCACCAGCTCACGCCCCTGGCCGTCGGCCGTGGCCTGGCTGCGGTAGCCAAAGCACACCCCGCCGACGTGGAAGCCGCGGTCGAACTGCCCGGCCAGGCCGCGGTGCGTCTTCTCGCGCAGGTCATCGAGGTAAAGCTCGTTCACCAGGCCGCGCGCGATGCGCATGACCTTGCGGCCGCGCGCCTCGCTGTCGTAGCCATCGGCGGTGCCGATGATGCGGATGCCGCGGTGCTCCAGGCGCTTGGTGATGGTCTCGGCCTCGCCGATCTCGCGGCTGAGCCGGTCCAGGCCCTCGGCCACCAGCACGTCGAACCGGCCCGCCAGGGCGTCGGCCAGCAGCGCCTTGCCGCCCGGGCGCAGCGCCACGGGCACGCTGCCGCTGATGCCTTCGTCGCTGTGCTGGGCGACGATCACCCAGCCCTCGGCGTGGGCGCGCGCATGCGCCTCGCGCAGCTGGTCAGCGATCGAGGTCTCGCGCTGCCTGTCGGTGCTGTACCGGGCGTACAGGGCCGCGCGCAGCGGCGCGGTGGGGGCGGGTGGGCTCGGGGGCATGGGGTGTTGTCTCCGGGGTGCTGTCTTGGCCGGCCAGCAGCTCGGCCACGATGCGCTGTGCGAGCAGGTGCACCAGCTGCTGGCGGGCAGCCTGGCGGCGGGTGTCGCGCGCAGTGTCC